ATGCTTGGCAGGGTGGAGATGTCATATATATGTCCAAAGACTCTGATGGAATCTCTCTGTCGTACACATTCTCTGGGAAGTAACTAGGCTCACCATAGTTGTGAATAAATGTTTGCCTTGCATATTTGTCCATGTCGCATGCAAATATCTCCTTGTAGTCTACACCAAGCCTCATTAATGCTTGATTGAATGCACCTACTCCACTAAAATCTGATCCTACTTTTAACATAACTTTAACTGTTTTAATTCTTTAACAACAAAATGAATCTGCTTTCCAAGTGTGACTCGCATGACTCTTGGTTTCATGCCAAATGCAAACTCTCCGTATGCATCAAGCCAATGGTAGAACTTGGCGTTTGACAGCTTATACCTTCCGTACCTTCCATAGTCAGGATACTCATCGATAAATCTATTAAGCATGTCTTGGCCTAGCGTCTTGGCATTTGGCTTGGTATCCATGTTATCCCTAGACGTAGCCCATTCATAGAACTCTGACGATGTCTCAGCAATAAGCTTACGAACCTTCAAATTCTTAAACTCGCTGCTCATCAGACCTTTCTTAAGGTACAACTGAAGATTTGATATCATGTAGTTGTCAAACCTGATCCACTCCTCTTCATGCCATCCGCTGTACAACATGTGACCAAACTCCTGCTCAGGTGTCTTGTTCTTGGTATAGTACTGCTTGAATTCTAGGTCCCATTTACGTCGGTCGAATGAGTTGCCTGCACCCCTAATCGCATAGTTAGTCGTAATAACAATCTTAGGTGAGCGCTCAAATGGAACATGAATCTCATCCTTGTTCTTCTTCTCCAAGCTTATGCCCTCAGTGATGACACTGAATAGATTCTCAAATGCAAAGCCCTTGCTGACATCATCAAACACCAATACCTGTGTATCAACTTGAACGCGTTGGTATGGGAACGACTTTTGGAAGCTGAATCCCTTGCCATCAATCTTTACCATCTTCTTCATGTGGTTGATCGAGTTGACAAAGATTCCCTTACCTGTACCTCCCTCAGGATTATTACTAATCACCTCGTCGTTTAATATAACAGCTGGACAATAACTTGCTGGCTTGTGGCTGTGCATTAGGTATCCAAGTGTTGAGCGCATTGATAGAATTCTATCTGACTCATCTCCTGAGATGTTGCTGACAAATGTATTGAACTCGCATTCCTCAACGTTAGGTCGGTAGATGAAGTTTCTCTTTATGCGCTGCATTTCCCACACATGGCCATCCAAATCCTTGTAGTCAATCACATTAACCTTATCCTTAGTGACATGCACAGCGCAGTTCATGTAGTATAGATAGGCTGAATCATTGGTATCCTCTTTGAACGTCGCCTCAATCTTTGGAACAAAGTTTAAGAACGCCTCTTGGAAGAACTTGGTGTTCATGGCGAAGTAATTATACACCATCAAGTCGTCGTAGTCCATCAGATAGTCAAGCACAAAGTCCTTGATGATATCCTCGTTGACATCGCTGATCAAGTTGTCAATCACTCTGACAAATACAAACGTTCTTGAGCCCGGTGGATAGTACTTAAAGAAACCGTTGTTATTTAGAAACGTTCTAAATAAGTGAGGGACTGCCTCAACCTTCCCTTTGCTCGACTTGGTCCAAAACTCTTCACAATCATCTTCTTGAGGAGATGTACTCATCTTCTCAATCCTTTTGATTTCATCCAACTTATCAACGTCCTCATAAAACTTAGTACCAAACGACGACATGTCTTTGTAGGCAGATCGAACAATCGTTGGTATCTCAGCATGCATCTCACCCGATGGGTCCTGATTCATTAATACATATTGCGCCTGATCTCCAGGTATACCAAACTCCTTTAAGGCCACAGCAAATACATACAGGTTGTTGTTGCGCTGTCCTGGGATCATTCCGTAGTTCTTGCCCCACCAAATGCTTAGTCGTCTGATTATCTCATTGGTGTCGTCTACTCGGATGGTTGTCGTTTGCGCAACACGCTGTTGCGGTAATGGTCTTACCATATCAATGAACACCTGACTGTCCTCGTTAATGTAGATGTCTGGGTCATATGACTCATAGCATACACGGCTGAGGTTCTTACTCGTGGTATCAAACTCCTTGCAAAAGAACAGCGAGTGAAGGCCATCAAAGTAGTACTTATGGTTCTCAATGTCAGCAGGTATCTTAACCAATACCTTCAACCCATCACCTGATGGTGACGTGAATATAGCATATGCATAAGGGCTTAGCTGTAACTCAAAACGCTTGTCATCTAAGGCCTGCTGATCGTCAAAGCCATCGAAGTCTAGGCATATAAACCCACTGTGCTCGATGCAGGCAGTGTCTGCACGCTTCTCAAACTTACCGCTAAAACAAATGGCCGGTAGTAGTTTCTTTCGCTCATTGCGTTCGTCCTTAGTCGAGGCAGCTCTGACCGATTCTACCAACTCCTTCGACTTCCCCTCCCTGATCCTCTTCAGCGCTTGGCTTACGTCCACGTGGAAAGGTGTGGAGGTTTGTGTAATCGATTGAAAATAAGTCACCATCTCCTAATTCTTTTTTGTATTCAATTATATTGTCCTCTATGTATGGATCGCCCTTAAGCGTCCTTGCAATATGCGTGTCAATGGCGCGCATGATTGACGTGTGCCTGCGATTGAACTCACTTGCGATGTCATTAAGACTCATGTGGTAATGGTGTCTCATGACAAACGCTAGGTAGTTACGAACGTCGGCAACGGCCTTACACTGGCTGTCTCCGTCAAGATGGTCTCTCTTGATTATTCCCTTAATAACTTCTATCATAACATCTCTTTTGTATTTCAGTGGTACATTCACTAAAGTCAGTTGGTATCTCAATGACAGTGTGCTCTACTTTTGGTTTGCTATAGAATAACCAGTACCCTATAGCTATGCCTGCTAACGTGTGCAGGATTCGGTAATAGTATTCTCGTTTCATTGTTCAAATGTATCGTTGTAGTAATATTCAAAGTCAGCTTCATCAATTATACTTTCTACTCTGATTTTTGTTAATTCAACTCCATGGTAAAAAGCATCTTCAATCTGCTCCCTCTCCATTTCTTTGGCTTGGTTAATTTTATTTTTGAAGTCTAGAGTGCAGTTTTCTATACCTCCAAAGTGTTCATCTACCAACCATTCTACTGCTGTTTTCATAACCCTTGTTTTAGTTCTGCAATTTTGGCCTCCATATGTTCCAAATTAACGGAACCCCTGTCTCTCATTTGTTGCATGTACCACGCATGGTACTGATCGAGCAATTGGCCCTCGGCTCTCTTTCTCACAATCATCTTCTCTAGGTACAGTGTCAAGTCTTGAGCTTCCTCCTGGGCATGCGTAAGCCAATCAACGTCCGACAAATCATTTCGGTCCATAGTGAAGCCATACTTCTTGATTCCTGTCTCGGAACGCTGTCTATACTTTTTGATTACTGACTCAACGATAGAGTCCTTAACAGGCTTGTCAGCCGTTGACGTTTTAAACCACATAATTAAATTAGATTAAAAATGGGTGCACTAGGATACACCCATTAAACCAAAACAACAAACCTGTCCTAGCAGGTGCTATGAACTAAAATGGCAAATCGTCAGTGTGCCCTGATCCTGGAGCGCTAGGCGCTACGTTAGGAGCGAATGCCGGGTTAGATGTGGCCGTAACAGCAAAGCCCTCAATAGTTGAGAAGTACTTCACTTGACCCTGTGGACTAGTCCACTCACGACCCTTCAAACTGAACGATACCTCAACCTCTTGGCCTTCAGCAATGCTGTTCAACAAGTCACACTTGTCGTTAACAAATGTGAATGGAATGTACTGCGGATACTGGTCAGCACCGTCAGTTACAATGAACTCACGCTTACGAAATTTTTCGGAGATGGTCTCCACATTGCCTACCTTGTAAGCAATCCCTTTGAATTTAAACATATATATTAATTAAAAGATTACAGAAATAATTACCGCAATACATATTACGATAACGGCTATTACAATAGCTAAGCTTGCTAACTCAGCGCGACCTGCCTCTTTCTCTAAAAAGTAGACATGCTCAGTGATTACCTCAACCTCGTCAGGGTAGAATATATACTCCTTCTTATTTATTGTAACATAGTACAAATATTGCTTCTTATAGCTTTGGAATACTTCGCCAACATACTTGTCGAGCTCGTCATAACCACCATTAGTTAACAAACGTATCATTGGTTCTTGTTTTTTAAATAGTCAGTATACCACTTAGCATACTCAATGCTGGCGTCTAATGCAGCGTCCATAACAGCTATCTCGTCATCAGTCAGTGTGACCTTTACAATAGTCGCGCGAAGTTGATCAGGCACGTCACCCATGTAGTGCAATGTCGGCTCGTCCCATTCATTGAGTAGGTCCTCAGGTGTGTCGCTTAACATGTATGCCACCTCGCCATCACGCCAATCAAGACCGGTCATCTTGCGTAGCATAAATAGATAGCTCTTTATCTGCCAGTCGTAACCAGACTCCTTCACTTTCTTCT